ATGGGAAAATGGTATTATAGATACTAGAGTGGTTTTTTCACCTAATAAAAACGGTAGATTTCTTATAACATGGGTGCCACCAACAAATTTACAAAACAGATTTATAATTAAAAATGGTATTAAATATCCAGGTAATGAGCACATGGGTGCTTTTGGTTGTGATAGTTATGACATATCAGGTACAGTAGATGGTAGAGGTTCTAAAGGAGCTTTAAGTGGTTTGACTAAGTTTAGCATGGAAGATGCTCCTGTTGATCATTTCTTCTTAGAGTATATCGCTCGTCCGCAAACCGCTGAATTGTTTTTTGAAGACGTGTTAATGGCGTGTATATTTTATGGTATGCCAATACTTGCAGAGAATAACAAACCTAGATTACTATATCATTTTAGAAGAAGAGGTTACAGAGGTTTTAGTATGAATAGACCAGATAAAGTCTATGCTAAATTATCAGTAACAGAAAGAGAGATTGGTGGAATACCTAACTCTAGTCAAGATATTATACAAGCTCACGCTGCTGCTATTGAAACATATATAGAAAACGCTGTGGGATTTGATGGTGACAGTCATGGAGATATGTATTTTCAAAGAACGCTAGAAGACTGGGCTAATTTTGACATAACAAGAAGAACAAAGTACGATGCATCTATAAGTTCTGGACTTGCTATTATGGCTTGTAATAAAAATAGATATGCTCCAGTTAATAGAACCATAAGAAAAACTATAGACCTTGGGATAAAAAGATATAACAACAAAGGTACATTATCAAAAATAATTAAGTAAATGAATATATACACAAATCCAAACAGTTCTTTTCCTAGCCAAGTTGTGCCGGACGAAGTAAAAAGCTCGTTGAAATATGGAGAGCAAGTTGCTCAAGCTATTGAAGGTGAATGGTGGAGACAAGGTGGTAATGGAACTAGATTTGCTACATCATATAATAGATTTCATAGTTTAAGATTATACGCAAGAGGAGAACAACCTGTACAAAAATACAAAGATGAGTTAGCTATTAATGGTGACATGTCTTACCTTAATTTAGACTGGAAACCAGTGCCTGTATTATCTAAGTTTGTAGATATTGTAGTTAATGGTATGACAAATAAAGTTTTTGAAATAAAAGCTACTGCTCAAGATCCAGTGTCATTAAAGAAAAGAACAGATTACGCTACAGCTATATATGAAGATATGTTAGCTAAACCTTATTTAGAAGAATTAAAAACAAAATTAGGTTTAGATTTATATCAAAGTCCTAACCCTGCAGGTTTGCCAGAAAATGAATCCTGCAAGATTAATATTTTCTTATACAGAAGATCCAAATTTTGAAGATATATATTACGTAGGAGAAGTTAAATCATTAACTATTGGTGAAATAGCTAAAGAGTTTCCTGACCTTACAGAAAGTGAATTAGATAAAATATCTAAACAAACAGGTAATAGAGATAGTTTATACGGTTGGTCTACTTACGATCCTAATACTATACAAGTTTTATATTTTGAATACAAAACATACAATAGCCAAGTATTTAAAATAAAAGAAACTGATCAAGGCTTAGAAAAAGCTTTAGTAAAAGACGATAATTTTAATCCTCCTGAGGAATTAGATGGTTTTTCTAAAGTATCAAGAAAAATAGAAGTATTATACAAAGGAGCTAAAGTAATTGGTAACAATGAATTGCTAAGATGGGAACTTGCTGAAAATATGACAAGACCTTTTGCTGATACTACAAAAGTAGAAATGAGTTATGCTATTGTAGCACCAAGAATGTATCAAGGTAGAATTGAATCTATTGTTAGTAAAACTACTGGTTTTGCTGATATGATTCAATTAACACATTTAAAGCTACAACAAGTTATGTCTAGAATAGTACCAGATGGTGTATTCTTAGATATGGATGGTTTAGCAGAAGTTGATTTAGGTAACGGTACAAATTATAATCCAGCAGAAGCATTAAACATGTATTTTCAAACTGGTAGTATTGTTGGTAGGTCATTAACACAAGAAGGTTCACTTAACCAAGGTAAAGTGCCTATTCAAGAATTAACTAGCTCTAGTGGTCAAGGTAAAATACAAAGTTTAATACAAACGTATCAATACTATTTACAAATGATACGTGATGTAACCGGACTTAATGAAGCTCGTGATGGTAGTGACACAGACAAGAACAGTTTAGTAGGTTTACAGAAATTAGCTGCTAACGCGTCTAATACTGCTACAAGACATATATTAAATTCTAGCTTATGGTTAACTCTTAGAACTTGTGAAAATATATCTTTAAAAATAGCTGATTCATTAAATTATCCTTTAACTTTAAACTCTTTAAAAAGTTCTATATCTACTTACAACGTAGGTACGTTACAAGAAATACAAAATTTAAATATACATGATTTTGGTATTTACTTATCACTAGAACCTGAAGAAGAAGAAAAAGCTCAACTAGAACAAAACATACAAATGGCAATACAGCAAGGTGGTATAAACCTTGAAGATGCTATTGACATACGTCAAATTAAAAATTTAAAACTAGCTAATGATGTTTTAAAACAAAGACGTAAAAAGAAAGAAGCTAGAGAGCAAGCTAATCAACAAGCTAACATACAAGCTCAAGCGGCAGCTCAAGCTGATTCAGCTGAAAAAGTAGCATTGTCAGAAGTACAAAAACAAGAAGCTATATCAGGTTCTAAAGTACAGTATGAGCAAGCTGTTAATCAAATGGAAATACAACGTATGCAAATTGCTGCTGAAATAGAACAGCAAAAAATGGAGATCCAACATCAATATGATATGGCCTTAAAAGGTATGGATGTTCAAGCTATGGAGAAAAAAGAAAATATGATCGAAGATCGTAAAGATAAACGTAGCAAAATGGAAGCTACACAACAAAGCGAATTAATCAGTCAAAGACAAAATGATTCTTTGCCTAAAAACTTTGAAGAACCAGACATGGCATCTATGACGCCAAGTGTCTAATTATTAATTATTTAATTATATTATATTATGTCAGAAGAAACAAAAACAACCGAACCTGTTAAACAGGAAGGTGACTTTAAAATAAAGTCAAAAACAAAAGTAAAAAAATTTAGCAACAAAACAGATGAACCAGTAAAAGTTGATCTCACTAAAGATGCTAATGTAAAAATTGAAGAACCTATAAAGGTTGATTTAACTAAAAAACCAGAAGCAGATGCCATTCAAGTCGGAGAAACAGAGAAGGTGGATGTGGGCGAACAAGCCGGAGATGGCAAGATCGTGGACACTGGAGGAGACAAACCAGTTGAAGAGTCCAGCCCGATTATTGAAGAAATTCAAGAGGTGGGAGAAAAGCCACTACCAAAACAAGAACAAATAGTTCAACAACCAAAAGTTGAATTACCAGATAATGTAGAAAAACTCGTAGAGTTTATGAAAGAAACTGGTGGAACTATAGAAGATTACGCAAGACTCAACGCTGATTATTCAAACGTTGATGAAAATACTTTATTAAAAGAATATTATAAGAATACTAAACCACATCTTTCAGATGATGATCTTACATTTGTAATGGAAGAGAATTTTTCGTTTGATACTGATTTAGATGAGGAGCGAGATATCCGCAAAAAGAAACTCGCAAAAAAAGAAGAAATTGCAAAAGCCAAAAAGCATTTAGAAGATTTAAAGGTTAAATATTACGATGAGATTAAGTTAAGACCATCGCAAAACCAAGATCAACAAAAAGCTGTAGACTTTTTCAATAGATACAACAAAGATCAAGAGTTAGCTACACAGCAACACGAAAGATTTATTAACGACACTAACAGTTTATTCTCTGATGATTTCAAAGGTTTTGATTTCGAAGTTGGAGAAAAGAAGTTTAGATATGGTGTTAAAGATCCTAGTTCAGTTGCAGAAAATCAATCAAACATTAACAACTTCGTCGAGAAGTTCTTAGACACTGAAGGTAATGTTAAAGATACGAAGGGTTATCATAAGGCTATGTACGCTGCTCAAAATGTAGATCGTATTGTAAAACATTTTTATGAACAAGGTAAAACTGATGGGATTAAAAACGTAATGCAAAGTTCTAAAAATCCTACACTAGATGCTCCGCGTCAAAGTGCAGGTGAAGACATATCATTAGGTGGTTTTAAAGTACGTGCTATAAATGGAGTAGACAGTTCTAAGTTGAAAATTAAAACAAGTAAATTTAACAATTAAAAACAAACAATTATTATGGGTGTATTAAGTCCTCAATTTGGGAGTTTATTACCTTCGTTAACCACTCAACCTTTAGTAAGCAATTACTTAAATTTTAACAGTGGCGCAGGGAATGACTTCGCACAACAATATCTACCAGAAATTTATGAAGCTGAGGTAGAGCGTTATGGAAACAGAACGTTAGGTGGCTTCTTAAGAATGGTTGGCGCTGAAATGCCAATGATGTCTGATCAAGTAGTTTGGTCTGAGCAAAACAGATTACATATCAGTTATGATAACGTAGCTTGTTCTGCTGTAGGAGCAAACGGTGGTAACAGACTTACAATTGCTGCTGGTCAAGTAAATACAATATTTACTAACATGACTGTAGTAATTATGGATCCATCAAATCCTTCTTTCACTGTTAAAGCTATTGTAGTTGCTACAGGAGCTAACGGTGCTGGTGGTGCTGGTGGTGTACAAGCCTTTGATGTAATTCCTTATACTAGAGCTGCTGTTAACGCTGGAGCTGCTGCAATTGGAGCAACATTAAAAGTATTTGTATACGGTTCTGAATTTGGAAAAGGTTCTGTTGGTCCTGCTACAGGAGTAACTGGTCAATCTATCCAACCTCAGTTAACTACGTTTAGTAACAAGCCAATCATAATCAGAGACAGATATGCTGTTTCAGGTTCTGACACTGCTCAAATCGGTTGGGTTGAAGTTGCTGGTGAAGACGGAACTTCTGGATACTTATGGTATCTAAAAGCTGAAGGCGAAACTAGAATGAGATTCGAAGATTACTTAGAGATGGCGATGATTGAAGGTGAATTAGCAAATGCTGTACAAGCTACTGCAATCGCTGGAGCTGGGGTTAGTTTCCCTGCTGCTGCTGCTGCACCTGCTGGTACAATAGGTACTGAAGGTTTATTCTCTGCTATTAACAATGGTGGTAATGTACTTTCTGGTTACGCTGGATCACTACAAGACTTTGATGCTGTACTAGAGAATTTAGATTCTCAAGGAGCAATTGAAGAAAACATGCTTTTCTTAGATAGAAAAACTGAGTTATTATTTGATAACATGTTAGCACAACAAAACTCTTACGGAGCTGGAGGTACATCTTACGGTGTATTTGAAAACTCTGAAGATATGGCGTTGAATTTAGGATTTTCTGGTTTCAGAAGAGGTTCTTATGACTTCTACAAAACTTCATGGAAATACTTAAACGATGCTTCTACAAGAGGTGGTTCTTCTAACTTTGTTAACGGTGACAATATTGATGGTGTATTAGTTCCTGCTGGAACTTCTACAGTATACGATCAGTTACTTGGAACAAACATTAGACGTCCTTTCTTACATGTAAGATATAGAGCTTCTCAAGCAGATGATAGAAGAATGAAATCATGGTTAACAGGTTCTGTTGGCGGTGCTCAAACTTCTAACTTAGATGCAATGGAAGTAAACTTCTTATCTGAAAGATGTTTATGTGTACAAGCTAGAAATAATTTCGTATTATTTACAGCTTAATATTTATTGTAATATTTACCCTCGTAAAAACTACGGGGGTAATTATTACTCTTATATTTTTTTAACTATTTAATTATATTATATTATGTCAAAAACAAAAGAACCTAAGGTGAAAAACACTTGGGAAATAAAAGATAGAACTTATTTTTTAACAGGTGATAGACAACCTTTAACCTATACTATTAAATCAAGACACACAGAAAAATATCCGTTGTTATGGTTTGACACTGAAAAAAATGAGCAAAGAGCATTAAGATATGCAACTAATCAAAACTCACCATTTATAGATGAGCAAAAAGGAGAAGTTACATTACAACATATAATGTTTAAAGATGGTACGTTACTTGTACCTAAAGAAAAACAAGCTTTACAAAAGCTTTTATCAATGTATCACCCTGATTTAAATGGTAGATATGCTGAATTAAAACCGCAAGCAATGGCGCAAGATCAATTAGTTGATTTACAACTAGAACTTCTAGCTTTAAATGCTGCAAAAGATATGGGAGTAGACCAAACAGAAGCAATACTAAGAGTTGAATTAGGCTCAGGTGTTTCAGATCTATCTTCTAAAGAATTAAAAAGAGACTTAATGTTATTTGCAAAAAGAAACCCACAGCTATTTATTGAACTAGCTAAGGATGATAATGTAATGTTAAGAAACTTTGGTATCAATGCTGTTGAAGCAGGTATTATAAGTTTATCTCAAGATCAAAGAACCTTTACTTATGGTTCAAACAAACGTAAATTATTTACAATACCATTTGATGAAAACCCTTACTCAGCTTTAGCTGCATGGTTTAAAACAGATGAAGGCGTAGAAGTTTATAAAACTATAGAGAAAAAAATCTCTTAATCTGTAATACTAATATAGGGCTCGTTCACTCGGGCCCAATATTAAAATAAATATATTAGAATGGCAATAAACGTAGATACTGTATATAAAACAGTTTTATTAATACTTAATCAACAACAAAGAGGATATATGACGCCTGATGAGTTTAACAAAGTTGGAACTCAGGTACAGTTAAATATATTTGAAAGATATGCTGATGACTTAAATCAACAATATCGCATGCCACAAAACGACACGAACTATGCTAATCGTGTTAAAAACATTGAAGACAACTTACAATTTTTTCAAAAAACTGGTGCCACGGCTTACGTAGGACCACACTTTACATTAGTACCTACAGACATATATAGACTTGGTTCTGTAATTTTTAATGGTACAGAAATAACACAATACTCTCAAAGAAGTGAAGTAACACAATTACTACTTTCTCCACTTACACAACCTACTAATGATTTTCCTGTTTATTTATATGAACAAGATTTATTATACTTGTATCCTACAACAATACAAGCAGGTGTTACTATATCTTATCTTAAAACACCAGCAGATATTAACTGGGGTTATGTGGCTGGTACTCTTGGTCAATTTTTATATAACGCTGGTACGTCAGTAAATTTTGAACTAAGTATTACTGAACAAACAAATGTTATAACTAGAATATTAGCTTATGCAGGGGTTATAATAAATGATCCTACTATTATACAAGTAGCAGCACAAGAAATAGCACAAGAAGAACAAAATTCAAAAACGTAAAACATGGCAAGACCTGATGGAGGATTAATCCAAGAAACTAATTTACAATATTACGCGGGTGCGCAGATTATATATACTTCAGTTGCTGCAACTACTGTATATACGTTTACATTTAATACATCTTTAAGTTTAGGTAGCGCCACAAGTTTTGCACCAACAGATCCAGATTTTGGTTTAAATAACTTTAAAATATTTACTAGCCCTAATGGTATATCTAATTTTACAGAATTTACAACTACGTTTACTTTAGTTGTAGGATCTACAGGTAGTGTAATAACTTTAGGCGCAGCTCAACCAATTGGCACTTATGTAAAAGTACAATTAAAAGAAGGCGCTGTACAAAACAACTATGGCGGTTATGAGTATATAAAATTAAAAGATATTATAAATAACTTTATGGTTGCTTATGTTGGTCAAGATAAACTTATACCTAACGTAAGAAGAAGTGATGTTATATTTCACGCTAAGCGAGGTTTGCAAGAATTTAGTTATGATACGTTAAAAAGTATTAAAGCTCAAGAGCTAAGCGTACCACCTAGTTTATCTATAACAATACCGCAAGACTATGTTAACTATGTTAAGCTATCTTGGATAGATGGTCTTGGTGTTAAGCATACTATATATCCAACACAATTAACTAGTAGTCCTTCTAATGCTCCAATACAAGATAGTCTTGGTAATATAATACAAGATAATTTTGCAGAAAACATAGACGGTACTTCTATAACAAATGAAAATTGGAAAAACGCAAACCCTAATTTAATAACAGGTTTAAGCCCTGTTAATTCTAGTAATCCACTTGTGTTTATGAATGACTGGTGGGGCGAAAGTTCTTGGGGATTTGGCGGATGGTATGGCCAAAGATACGGAGGTGATCCAGTTAATATGCAAGTTAATGGTTGGTTTAATATAGATGAAGCAAGAGGTACGTTTAATTTTTCTAGTGATTTAAACGGTAAGTTAATAATGTTAGAATATATATCTGATGGTTTAGCTTATAACTTAGATAGTAAAGTACCTAAAATGGCAGAAGACGCAATGTACGCTCATCTTAATCACGCTATACTTTCAACTAGAGCAAACACACAAGAATACATAGTACAAAGATACAAGCAAGAAAGATACGCTAAACTTAGAAACACTAAAATAAGATTATCTAATATTAAATTAGATGAGATAGTACAGGTAATGAGAAACAAATCTAAATGGATTAAATCATAATACATGGCAGAAATTAAAAATACCTTTTTAAAAGGTAAAATGAATCAAGATCTTGACTCTCGACTACTGCCTAACGGTGAGTACAGAGAAGCTATTAATTTACAAGTAAGTAGATCTGAAGGTTCAACTGTTGGTGAGTTTGAAAACATGTTAGGTAATACTTCTATACGTAATTTAAATGGTGACAACGCTGTTATAATAGGTCAATATGTAAATGAAACAACTAACAAAGTTTATTTATTTGCTACTGGTTATAATAATGTAGATGGAGTAAGATCTACTAGTGGTGATAATTTTATATATGAATTAGACCTTAGCACAAATGTAAAAAAGACATTAGTAACAGGTGGTTTTTTAAATTTTAATCAATCTTTTCCTGTTATAGGAATTAATCTTGTAGAAGATTTATTATTTTTTACTGATAATTTAAATCAACCTAGAAAAATAAATATAGATTTAGCTAATCCAGGTAACATAACAACGCCAACTCATTATGAAAATGAAGATCAAATATCTGTGGCTAAGTACGCGCCATGCGAACCTATAATAGTTTTAGATAGAGTTAAATTTAATGTAAAAGGTGGCGCGGTTAGTGCTGCTACCGTAATTGGTGTTGATGATGTTGCTGGTATAAAAATAGGTGATACTATATCTCCATATGATACTATAAATCCTACTAGTTTTCCTACTCCAATATCTCAATGGGATAAAGCTAATTATGTTATAGCTATTGGAGCAACTTCTTTAACACTGTCTGAACCTATGACAGCTCCTAACTCTTTTGAATTAGTAGCGCAAAGACCTAGCATGACCAATAAAACTAATGCTTTAATGTCCAATGGTATAGTAACAAAAGTTACTGTAGCTGCTGGTC